TTATTGTCCTTGCTGTCTTTCTACATATCAAATAATTCCTTTGACTGCTCACAACATCTATTATCGTTCTTTGTGCCAAAAAATAAGATTTGCCACTTGCGGAGCCTCCAAAAAATATCTGTGTAGGAGTTTCATTCTCGATAAATGGCAAATAGCTCTTATTAAATTTATTACGGGAAATTTCATATTCAATCATCTGTTATACGTACCTTAATGATATTATCACCTTGGTGAGAAATCTCTTGTTTATCTGTCTGCCCTAGCCAATTTTTTCCGAGCCATATCTGCATCGTTGTGTTACCACTCATTGCCGCCTGATATTGCGCCCTACGTAATGATATTTTCCCTTTACCCCTATTTTGGTTAAAATACTCCGAAAAAGTCATATTATAATTATCCTGAATAATCCTGTTCAACGTATCATAATCAATTTCAAAGTAAGCCGCTATTTCTTCCCCTGTACATTGAATATTACATAATTTTTCCAACGTATCGAAATCAACTGTTTTTTTTGGTCTGCCTGTTATCATAATATCACCTTTTGAGTTTATAAGCGTGCGGATAGAATTGCACTATCGCCAATTAACAGGAATGTTAATCATGCTTCTAATTACACTACGCACGCATGTTTATTTTGGATACGGAACGGACAACTTTTCTAATTGCTTTTTTGTTTTTTTATTCAACGGGAATAAATACTTATGCTTTCCCTTTGACATCTCCAACTTAACGTTCTTGTCTACATTCTCTTTTAACCATTCGACTGACTCTTTCCAATTCTTACTATGAACACTTCTAGGATGAACCTTTTTTCCATGTATAATAAAATTACCTCTTCCGCCTTCGTTGGTCAATCCTGTGTAAATCCAATTTGTCGCTTGGTATATTATACCCTTGTGTTCTTGGTCTAAATCCGCATAACTCACTATTAAATCAACGCAAGGAGCATCGTTCTTAATCTCTCTTAATGTCGCACTTAAACATTCACTTGTTGTTTTCTGCTTGCCATTTAATGCCACTCTTACAAGCTCAAGGACCTGCCCATTCCACTTATTATACGAGCTTGCTATGAATCTATTGGCTCCCCAGCCATAACATATTACACCACACCAATTACCATCATAATAAACATTATAAGCCAATGCCACAACGGGTACTCTTCTAGCATAATGATAATTCATACAAGCATAATTAATGGCTTTTGTATTGGCTAAAGTTAATTTTATCATACTTCCCCACTTGAAATAACTATTTTTAATTTATCATATTTATTAAACAACTGCCTTAAATCTTCTTCAATCTTTTTCAAATCGCTCGGGCTTTCAAATGCTATATTTAATTTTGTTTTCTTTTCTTCTTTTTCCTTCTCTTTATATCCAACATTTTCGAAATTTAATTCTTCAATATCCGCTTCGCTAAATCCTGTAAATTCTTCTAATCCATCTAATTCAATTCTTAATAAATCATTGTCCCATTCGCTTGCTTCACTTACCCTATTATCGGCTATCCTAAAGGCTTTTATTTGGCTGTCTGTTAGGTCGTCTGCCACAACACAAGGTAAACTATTTATTCCTAATTTCTCCGCCGCTCTTAACCTTGTATGACCTGCCACAATCTCGTTCTTGCTGTCTATAATAATAGGATTCTTAAATCCGAAATTTTTTATGGATGAAGCAACTGCATCTATTGCCTTATCGTTCCTTCTTGGATTGTTTATATACGGGATTAATTCAGAAATTGATTTATAAATAATTTTCATTGTTTCAACTCCTTGCCAAGCTCCTCAATCCATCTCACACATACCGCCGCCGTTTGTATAAGCTCAACATATAAATTAATAACGTTCTTATATTCATCCTTTTCTTGCAATTCCTTCGCAATCTCTCCTACTTCTTCCATCAATACAGCCAATCGTATTGACTGCGGAAATTCATGCAGTTCATCCTGTCTTTCTCTCTCTATTGATATTCTTTCAAATATCTGCATACGTTTATCTATTAAATAAGGGTCATGTTCATCAAACGTACCATCGTAAATAGCTTTCAACACTTCGTGAATCGTAGTAATATCAAACCCACTTTCTTGCAAATTTCTTAAAAAGCTAACTAACATCTTTTTATCTAATAACATCATTAAACCTCCAAATTATCAAATTCCTTCTTTTTCATTTCAGGATTTAACTTCAATATATTGCATTTGCTCCAAAAGTCATTAACGCTTTTTAATATATTTTCAAGTCTTTCATTATCTTTTAATATATTATAAATTTCTATGTTCTTGTAGTCAAACTTATCATCCTTCTGATATATTGCCAATATCGCTTTTTTATAATTCCAAATATGGAAATACACATGAATTTGATTTATATATGATTCCAAATCAGGATTATTAAAATACGTTTTTACTTCTAAAATAACTTCCTTTTCCTTGTCTATTCCATCAACAATACCACTTAATTTATAATCATGACATCGCCTTTTTTCGACATCGAATATATAACCTTGCTTCTCGATATGGTTTATTATGTATGGCTCGATTTCTTGTCCATATCTTGTAAATTGATTATCAACATCTTTTTTAGGTATGATTCCAACTTTTTCTTGAGCAAGGTTATAAATCGAACGATATTTCTGATTCATAATAACATTGACTTCACTCGCCCCGAGATACTCTCCACTTTTTACAATGATTTGCTGTTCCTCGGGAAATATTTTAGCTTCTTCTCGTAAATCAATTGGCGAATATAAAACCTTGGTATACCTGTTAACCTCTTCAATTCTGTGCATTTCATCTCGCGATTCTCCCATATGAATTCCTGCACTTCTTTCGGAATTTGATTTAAGTCAATCTTAAAACTATCCCCTTCAATTAATTGAAATGATTCATCTTCTTTTTTGTAATATAAATAATTTTCATTGATTATATAGTGATGTTTTTTTATCCTTCTTATAAACCTTCTTTGATATAAATAACCAATCATATTCGATAACTCTCTACCCTGCCAATTTAACATCACCTGAATTTCTTTTGTATTGCTTGTTATCTCCAACGCACGAATTACTTGCAATTGTCTGTCACTCATTTTATGAGGAATCTCTTTCATAACGTTGCCCATCCAATAAAATATGCCGCGGAAAAAAGTAAACCGAATCCTAATCCTGCTATAATCGCTTTCAATACATCATTCATTTTATTCACTCCTTTTTATTAATTTCATTTCTCTTATTAAATCCGTGTAAGTTTCACCGTTTACAGTTCTTGCTCCATCGTGTTGAGCTTCAAACCCTTCTTTAAGTATTACCCAGTAACCATCTTCATCCTTCCAATATTCTTGAATTGCTTCTTTCATTTTTTTATTAAACATTTGATTATCTCCTTTTTAATCGGGCGGCTTTTACACCGCCCTCGGATGTTATCAACCTTGCATCCATCCATAAACCCATTCGCTGATGTCCTCGTCTGTGATTCCTGTTGCGATATCTTCATCAATTAATTCCGTTTCTTCAAATCCGTTAATGATTTCATCAAGTGTGATTTCATCCCATTCTTTTCTTGTCATTTTGTTCACCTCCTTTGATTTGGTAGGCGGTTGTTACACCGCCCTCGGCTTTGGTTATACTATTTTATCTAATGCTTCATTCCAATATTCTATAATCATTTTACCTTGCTTCGTGTGTCTGTTGAATTTACCTGCGTTTATTCCTTCTGTTGCTTTTTTGAATGTTTCTTTTGCCATTTTATTAAATCCTTTTTCTTTTTCCTCTAGTGCTACATTAATGTAAAATATTATTTTCTTGTTTGTCATTTTGTTCACCTCCTAATTGGTATAATTCATTATATCATTATATGTTATTGTATGTAAAGCCCTATATTAAAATATTTGGCGGCTGTTACACCGCCCCACATTATTACACTTTATTATCTAATAAATTTCTTTCTTGGACTGCGTTTCTTACTATTATCACTTCTGCCCAACTTCCAAATCCTTGTATTAGTGCATGTATTGCTTTTTCAATTGCCCCTGCTATTCTTTCGGCTTCTAATGCTTGTTCATCATTCTTGCAATATCCAATCACTCCAACGCCGTATCCTTCAGTTTCTCCCTTCCAATATGCTTCTGCTCTCGCTTCCCACTTTGCAACCATTCTTTCGGCTTGCTCTCTTTGCTTGTTTGTAATAAAGAATTTTTTCATTTTTTTCATCTCCTTTTTGTTTATA